TTAGATGGATCCTCTTTTATGTTCTTATCATCTTTTCTTACTTTAAACGATCTTATATTATCATCAAACTGCCAATGATATTTTGCATCAGAATGTTCTTTACAAAAGTTTCTTACATATGGTATTCCTTGATTGTCTTTTTCTAAGCAGATCATCTTATCATGTTTATGATAAATAGAGTATTGTTCATAGTCTTGAGGCTCAACTACAATTAAATAGTTGAGCCCACTTTCTTCTAAAACTTTAGCTGTGACACAGGTAGGTCTTCCTTTAGAAGGAATATATATTGGATACTTTACAACGTTAATAATTTCTTCTTTATAGAAATCATTAAAAAAATTATAAAATTTTTCTTTACTCATCACCTAACCATTTATTTGTTTTAGGAATTAAAGACCCGGTAATGTATTTAATTCTTTTTCTTTTAACATTCTTATCGTACTTATATGTACATTATAACAACATTCACACGCAAAGACTTGATTAGGTTTTAATCCAGATGGTCTTGGTTGTTTCATGTGGCCCATTAAGATTTTATCGACTGTAATTTTACGCAAATGACCATAGCTGTGTCTTTGTTTATTTCTAATAGCCTTTTCAACATCGGTAAGTAAATCGGTTTTTCTACTACCTTTTTTATCAATGGTGCCACCTCTGAATTTATTATTACAGATTTCGCATGAAGGTGTATCTTTATAATCATAAAGCTTTACATCATCTCCATATATATCTGTACCATATACTACTTTAGCCATAATTAAACTTTCTGTGTGCAGAATATCAGATCTTCGCCTTCTGCTTCTGCTTCAATAGTTAAATGAGTTTCTACTTGATGGTTCTGTGGAAGTTCAATAGAAACTGTTTCACGCGTTACTGGGCAGAAATATTCTGAGTGAATACGAGGAACTGAAATCCCATATACTTCTACACGTGTTTCATATGTAAAATCTTCTTTTAGATGTGTAATAATTTTACGATTAGTTGCTTCGCCTTTTGGATCAACACCGTAGGTACCGATACGTCCAGCCCAACCGTTTGTTGAACCCGCTTTGCCAATCTTAACAAGATTGCCGTTAACATACATACCGTATACAATATCACCCATAGCTTTAAAATCACGAGTCTCCATACCATCGGCTTTTGTAAATACAAGCTTTTCATAAGTACGAGAAGGCTTATTATTATTTACGTTTGTTGTATGCTCTTGAATTGTAAAATATCCGAGGTAAGTTCCAACTTTTGTAAGATTTGTAGCAACGTTAAACATTTTAGTTCCTTTCGGATTCTCTTTATATAATCAACATACCATATTTTTAGGAGTTTATAAATCCCTAAAGTGCATATTGGTTATGATTTTTAACATACCACTTTTCAGTAACGGGAAGACCAAACTCGTCTTCGTCTACAACGATCACAGCAACAGTCTTTTTAACATGAGCAAATCTATAACCCGTCATGCCGCATATACCGCCGCCACCTACCCAAACTTTATGGGGAAAGTCTTCGGAAAAACCTGAAATAGGTTCATCGTTAAGTGAATACTCAAAGTAATTGCCGGTATCTTTCTCAACAAAACAACCGATAGGATCTTTTGTGTAAGTATAGTAAGCCATAAGAAGTCTCCGATTCTATTTACTCTTACAACATAACATAAAACATATCACTTGTAAACCCCTAAAATGATTTTTTTTAAATATTTCTGTATGCATATTCTATAGCACGATCCGCTTCTACATTAAGAGGCCTATTCTCATATCTCTTAGCTGTATCGGCATCTAGTTGCTTAATTAGTTCTACAATCTCAAATGTGTTTATAGGATATTCTTTTTTAATTGCACTACTTGCTATTGAAACCATAATCTTATAAACCATAGCATATCTTCCAGTATTATCAACATATGCTATATTCTTAAAATCTCTGATAAGATTTTTATTCACGAATGGACAGTCTTCATAGTTAGACCAACTAACACCAGTATTCTCCATTTTATTCTTACGATATTCTATGATAGATTTTTGCATCTCTGTTGGTAATCTATCTAAGAACGTACCGGTCTTTTTTTCTTGATATGAATGACTCGCCATTAACTCTCGAGGGTTTATATAACTACCGCCAGTATTAGTAAAAATAAAGTTGAAAGCGCCAGAGTACGAACCAGGGATATAATACATTCGTGATAGATCCTTAGTTTGCGCATCGCCGATTGCTTGGAGTTCTGTGTTGAGTGCGTACCAAAAATGTCTGATATTATCTCCTCTAACTCTTTCTGTAAGTGGGAAGACCAAACGAAACTTTGGTAAACTTTCTCTGCTGCTAGCAGTACTATAGCAAACAAAATAGTACTTACCATAGATACGAATAAGATCATCTTTTAAATCTCCTTTAAACTCATGGTCATCTACATCCATAGCTGCCCATCCAGCCCAGTCAACTACATTTTTATTTGCTCTTGTAGTATCTTTAATATAAGTTGCTGGTGATATGAGCTGAGCAGCTTTTTTATCTTCTAATTTTCTTTCAGATAGTTTATATAGAAATTCCTCAAACTGAGGAAAGCCAGAAAAACTCATGTTCTTATGAGTTTTATTATCATATATAGATTTAAAGAATGTTGCAGAAACTTCCATAATTAACTCTGTATTTGATCTTCATCCATCCAACGTAGAAGATTAGCTTCATTAAAATCAACAGCAGGGTAGAACGTACCACGTGATTTTCTAGTAAGATTAGGCTGACCAATCTTTTGTGCAAATTCTTTTAAATCTTCTTCTGTTCTAAATCGCATTACAATAGCAGCATAATCTTCACGATTTTCTTGTTCAAATTCTGGCATATCATCCCAGCCCATAGGGTCGAGATCGTCTTCTTGCCCATCTAATACAAATAAGTTAGCGCCTTTAGGTTTGCTCATAATAAGGGTTCTCCGCATTTCCAAATTCTGTTGTTGCTTTTTTATATTGATCCATAGTTAATGCATGTAATTTCATACCATATTCATTAGTACCACCTTTAATTACATAGTCATCACGATAAATAAGTTTATTCTTTTTAAATGGGCTATAATCAACATGGTGATGCCATCTATTATATCTTTGAACAACTTTAACCAAGTCTGGATGTTGTTCTACAAGTGCTTGTGCAAATTGTAAACGATTATCTCCATCCACATACACATTATCTGTATTACCACCACCCATAACAAGAGTTGTAATCTTACCACACAAGAAGGCATTAAATAGAATTGTACACCAATCATCTTTTAGAATATTTAAACTCAGATCGGTATCTTCATTATATTTACCACGCCATCTATGTTTAATATCATTAGATAATAAAATACAGGAATAAATTCTAGTATTAAGTGTGTATGGTCTTTTCTTCTGAGAAGCTGGAGCAAAATACTGATAGTTCATACCAGACATTTTAACATTTTTATAGCGATCTGTAAAGTCTTCACACAATCTAATTACTGTACCAGATGTCACTTTAGTCTTTTGGTTTTTATGTAGTCTATAGAAATGTTTGATATTATCATCCATAATCCAATGACGCTCATGACCTTCTTTAATAGAATGATCCCAGACAAAGTTGCGTGCTGGAATAGAACCGCCGATTCTACCTTTATTATCTGGAATTGCATACTTTGGATTTTCTCTAAATCCGGGCGGTAGAGTTAGAATCTTATCGGCTGAAATGCCTTTATTATAATCATCAAACTCACTTTCTTCAATAACAATTTTATATGGTACTCTAATCTCATCAAGAGTTTTAGAGGTAAGCCGTGAGTCGGCTCTACCCTTAGAGATAATATAAATTGGATATTTTGGTTGCATTAACTATCACCTTCTTTTACGAAGACACCATCTACCATCTTACCTTTACGGTCCTTAATATCGTTATAGGCTACTTCAAGACATTCTTCAAGACTGATATTATTTCTTTCCATGATATTAATAAGAACAACCATAATATCTCCGCAGTCATCTCTAATATCTTTACCCTTACAGATATTATCTGATAGTTCACCCATTTCTTGAATAAGTTTCATATACTGATCTTTATCTGTAGAACCTTCAATAAGATTTCTATCATAGTGCCACTGAATAATTTTTTCTTCATAAATCATTTTTATATTATATCCTATTTTGATCAATTTGTAAAGTATTATTTATGATTGTCACAAACACGATTTCTTAATCCACTTGAACTAAATCTATGATCACGCTTATTAAAATACAAGTCAATGCCTCTATTACGGCATTCATCTTTACCTGTAAAATTTTGTGTTCTATATTCTTCACCTAGTATTCTAACATTAATTGGATACATATTAATTATATCAAGTAGATCTGCCTCTGTACAATATATAATAACTTCATCAACATATTTTACTGCTTCAAGCTGTGCTTGTCTCTCAACAATAGTTTGAATAGGAGAATTTTTTTCTTTTCGATCATAGCTAGGATCTACTTGTAAAGCAGCAATAAGCCAATCACATTGTGACTTAGCTTCTCTTAACATCATTATGTGACCTGCATGCAATAAATCAAATGTGCTAGCAGTTAATCCTACTCTCATAGACCTTCTTCCCAATTTCTAATCCATTTTATTTTTTGTTCTTTAGTCCATCCAGAAAGATAATCATTATCTTTGTCGAATAAATCTAAAAGATTATTCTCATCATATATTTGAACATCGATTATATTTTCTTTTAAATCTAATTGGCTAAACTCTTTTACTTCGCCAAAAGTAACAGAATCTTTAATAAATGTTTCAGGATCACAGTCTTCCATATCTTCTACTGGGACCACATAACGTGTTCTAAATTGTTGAATTGCTGTTAATACTACATACTCAGTCATCTGATATCTCCTCATCATCATAGTGTACAAATAATTTAAGAGTTTTTCCGTCATCTTGAAGTTGTATTTCTACACTATCTACCCAATTTTTAGTATATGATCGACCATTATTATCAATAACTTCTACTCTTGTTACATCAGAAAAAGAATCAGTCATCTACATCATCCATATGATATCCTACACTTTCACGTTCAATATCATTATGATTAAACTCTGCCCAATATAGCTCGTAAGCCACACCTTCTTGAAGACACTCAAATTGATGATAAAGACCAGGTTTAACTTTATGATAATCGCCTTCATCAAGAATAGTAACATCAACTAAATCGTAATCACGTTGCCATGTACGAATAAGCATCTTTCCAGATTCTACATAAAAACCATTCCACTTATAGCGATGTAAGTGCTTAGAGCATACACCACCTTCTTCCATTTCAATACGATGAAATTCTAAAGCACCATTGGCTTCAATCAGTTCAGTTGTTCCCCATACTTTACCAGCTTTCATTTTTTTCTCCTCTATAGTATTATTATACACTATATTTTACTTATTGTAAACCATTATATGATAAACTAATTAATATTTTATGGGTGTCTTTCCAAGACTTTACTTCATAATTCCAAGAATTTTCTCTATACTGTATTACTTCAGCTAATGGATAATCGTTACCACCATGAGCCATTTTATCACCAAAGAATATTATTGGACCTTCAATATCATCGGCAATTTGTCTTTTATCATATCCTATAGGCATAATATCAAGACCTGTCTCACCTGCTACTTGAGCTTTGTAATATGCAAACTGTTGATTAAATTCTCTAGCAATTGTTTTTCTTTCTTCTACCTGTTCATCCCATTGAGTGTAGATAAATCTTTCTTCAAAGGAGGCATTTCTACCGACAATGCTAAAATTTACCAAGCCGGGTCTTTGCTCAATATGATTACCAGTTCTTATATCAAATTTACTTTTCTTTAGTTCTTTTTTTAACCATTTATCTAATTCGTGCGACAGCGTCCAATCGGATTTAAATATTTCTTCTCCGTTTTGCCAAACGCTGTTACCACAACAGTTATAACACTTAGTAACACTCTCACAGATTTCTGTTCCAAGTTGTTCTACTGTTTTTATATAATCTGATCCTGTAGCAAGATAAACATTATTTTTCTTTATAAATTCTAAAAAGAATTCCTTAAATTCTTTATCTATCCGCATACGGCTTGGTGTTAAAGTACCGTCTACGTCAAATATATAATTCATCCAAAAAAGTCCTCCAGTGTTTGCACATCCTTGACAGACCAACCAACGGCTTCAAGAATAGGATTAAGCGGTTCAATAAAAGTTTTTTCAAATTGCATCTCATAGTCTACATATTTATGCAGATTTAATTCTTCGGGTAAGTAATCCGGAAAAGAAATTACATTTTCACGAATAGGATTCGGAAGCTTCATATATGTAAATTTAATCTTTTCTCCGTTTTGTATCATAATGTACTTCTTATCTAGCGCCTTATCTTTAACATGATGATTATACAAAAGAGCACCACGAACATGAATAGGCGTTGTTTTTATTGTTGCTGTCTGACTGCCCGATGACCATTGTTTAGAATTATTAGAATTACAATAGATATTTTTCTTATGTGAAAACTTACTAATATCAGAAACTCCACGTGGAAATGCAACAGCTTCAGGTGGTAGAGATTTAAATTTTGCTTTAAAGTCATTAATATATCTACGAGTTTCTGCTTCAGTACTGGTAATAATAACCTTAAATATTTCTTTAAACTTATCTCGGACTACCTCAGGAGTTGATGATTTAATAGCCTCGATACCCATCATTTTTAGTTTAGGTTCTGCATATTGAACACCTTCATTATTGTGTACGTTAAGTATATAGCGTTTTTTTGCAGTCCATATACCACGATCAGCAATAACTTCTCTACCCATTTCCATGCGTGGAGTATAGCCATTAAGCCTATGATATAAACCATCATATGCTTTAGCAATAATCTTTTCAAAATGATCTTGACATAGTTTGTCAATAGCCTTTACAGGATCCTTTGGTTTTAATTTAGAGACAAGAGGACCAAAATTAATATAAACTGAATCCGTATCAATAGCAATAACATAATCAAAATCATCAGTCTTAAGAATTTTATTCATCTCTTGATTAATAGCACGCTCTGCCCATTTAATAGAAAGCTGACCAGTAAGCGTTACACTCTCGGCTAGGGCATTATCAAAGTATTTAAAATGTTTATTGGCGAGAGCACCATAAAGAGAATTAAGTAAAATCTTAATTGACATCTGGTTATTTTCTAGCTGATTTATTTCTGCTTCAAGATACGATGATTTTGTCTTTTCATATTGTGACTTAGCATCCAACATCTTTTTCTTGATAACACTTCTTTCTGAATAGTAATCAACAATAAGTTCTGGAATTACTCCTTGCTTTTCTCTCGAGAAAGGTACTCCACTTGCACAGATAGAATATTCACTATCAGCTTTATCTGTTCCGTTTAAATAGTGATCAACACCTTGCTGAAATGTTCTCCATGTTTTGTTACGAATAATAGTCTCTGGAGATATGTTAGACTGAACAATAATGTTTGGATACAGAGAATTTAAATCAAATGATACTACCCAGTCGTGTGCTCCAACTTGAGGATCTTTTACATAGCCACCCTCGATAATATTTGGATTAGAATTATTTTCATAAGCAACTCTCTGAATCTGCTCTACTGGTGACACAATATTCTTTGAGAGTAATCTACGATAGAGAATTGATTCCCAGATAGATGTTGTACCAAATGTCTCGGAAAGATTAGTACCTGCTCTATATGCCATAGTCATTGCTAAGTTAATAAGACCCATCTTAGCATCCATCTTATCAATTAGCTGAACATCTCGAATATTATAATCAATAAACTTTTGATGATCTTTCTTATATAAAGTATAAAGATTACCATGTTCTTCATAGGAAAGTTTCTTTTCTCCAAGAACAGTATGGGCCACATGATCTAGTTTATATGATTCTTGTGTTCCATATGAATATCCAAACTTTTTAAACAGTTCAAGATAGTCTGCTTGTTGAATACCAACAATCTCATGATTAACCTGAGGTCGACCCATGATTGTAGTATTTCTTTCATTAACAAGTTTCCATGGAGATAACTTGTTAGCGGCTTCTTCCGTACCAATAATTTTAATACGATTAACAAGATAAGGAACATCAAAGAATCTAGTATTCCAGCCAGTAATAATATCAGGATAATTTTTAGTCCAGTAAGTTAGAAACGAAGCCATCATTGCTGGTTCAGAGTCAAACTGATGATACTGTATCTGACCACCATCTAAATTAATTTCTGTTTTAGATGGATCATAGTCATCTAAACCCCACACTTGATATATCGAAGATTTACTGGATTTAAGAGCAATAGATATAATTGGATATGCTGCAGCATCTGGAGTTGGAAACCCATCATCTGAGGCAACCTCTATATCAAAGTTTACTACATTTATACTACTCGGATTAAATTTAATATCATCAGGAAACTTATCTGTAATAAACTGATGTATATAATTACGTGTGCCATATATCTTTACGCCATCCATTTCTGAATATTGTTCAAGAAACTCTTTAGCTTCACGCATATTTTCAAATTCTATAGGGCTTATGTTGCCACCATCAAAGGATTTTATCTCTGTTGGATCCTTAGATGCTACCCAGAATTTTGGTTTAAATTTATAACGTTGATTAATTGGCGAACCATTAGGGGAATATCCACGATAAAGAATAGAATTACCATAACGGTTCACAGAAGTGTAGAATGAATTCAAATTAATAACCTCCAGTTGGAATTATTATAACATATTATGAGATGTTTGTAAACTATAAATTTTTACCATCTATAGTGTGCGTACCAGAATTAGCCCAAGCCCAGCATATACAATTGAGCTTACTATAACGACTATACCATGGACCTACATTACATACGCCCATGGTATTACCGTCTTTTCTAAGAACATGGTACCATTTAATAAATCTTTTATATCTTACTATAACCCTAGACTCCACATCCAGATAGGTATAATCACAAAGTGAAATATAACACAAGTCCATAGCATAATGTAAACAGTACGCTTTTGTGGATTCACGAACGATTACCTCTAAGAGCAAAGTACATACAGCCTACCCATAGTAATACATGAAGATTATCATATAATAACACATCAGTAAAGCTTTCGGGTTCTCCAGTCCAAATAACTCCAGTCATAATACTTGCCATAGTAATACCGGAGAAACGTGTAATAATATCACCAAACTCTTTTAGTTTTTTAATATAATCTAATATACCACCAACAATAAGACCGATGGCACCACCTAGCTCGCCTAGTACAACGAATGTCCAAACTAATAGTGTTAATTCTACTGGAGAATCATTTACATCAATAGGCCACTTAGAAAGCCCTTGCTGCAAAAATACAACAATAAGAGGTATTCTAAGTAACCAATGAGTCATACAAAACTCTGGGATTTTGTTAACTAGTTTTTTAATCATTATAGTTCAGCCAATAAAGCCTTAAATACTTTTTTTGACTTACCTTTTACTTTAGCCTTTGAGATATCATTGTCTCCATCGCCTACTACCACAATAGCAATCATACCCATTGTTTTATGTGGTGAACATTGATATAGATACACTCCTGGTGTATCAAAAGTAATAGAAACTTCTTTGCTAAGTTTTGATTTTTTTGGCGCTTTCCATCCATCAGGACCTGCAATAAATTCTACATTATGTCCTTTTTGTGTCGGTACCCAAGTAATTGTATCTCCTACATCAATACGTGCAATGTCTTGAGAATATACCATCTTAGCGCCATCTTCACGTTTATTTAACATTTCAATTGTTATATCTTCAGCAAATACTGAAGTAGTGAAAAGTGCCATAATACTTGCTATAATTAGATTCTTCATAGATTTTCCTATCTTTATTTCTTTACATTAAGATTGGACGGATTATATTGTTCGCCGTTATAGGCAGGATAGGTGTCGTCCTCTACCCCAAAGTTACATGATGCTACAATTAAAAGCATTGCAATTGCAGCATATGTAGTTCTTTTACTCCAAAGCATAAAATCGGCAAATGTTTTTTCCGCTTCTTTCTGAGCTGCAGCTCTTACTTCTTCATCAGTCATTATTTATTTTTCCGTAATAAACTCTGTAAATTTCTCTAAGTTGTATGCTGTCTAATATTTCTTCCAAAATATAATCAGCTTTATCCATTTTTTTATCTGCAATATTAATAGCATCTTCCTTTTTTGAAGATAGCGCAATAATATCGCCTTCTTTATTTCTTATTATATGCATATGAGTTATTATTCGTGCTCGCCACCAGGACCCCTGCCGCTGTAAAAACCGTATGGCTTACGTTTAGCCATTTCAAATGTAGCCACAGTAATAGCAATAGCACCTAACAACAATGAATGTGCTATCATACTATAAAGACCTGCCCACATACTTCCTACAAGAATACCAAATACAATACACCACATCCAAGCTAATACTTGCATAATCATATGTCGTGTATTTAAATCCGGAATATTACTTAATGGATTAAGATTGTGATCCATCACCACATTCCAACTACTGTAAATAAAACTAATCATCGTTTTTCCTATCAAAAATGAGAAACAGGGCCGTCAAAGTTAGAGATAGCCCTGCTAGTATTATCCAATCGGGCACCGATTAAGGCATCTTTGCGTCAATACCTTCAACATAGAACATCATTGTATCTAGTTGAGCACGAGTTGCAACTTCACCTTCTGCTAAGAATGGTGTTCCATCTTGCTTATTAATCGGACCAGTGAAACCATGAAGTTCTCCGCTAGAAATAGCATCCTTAATACGTTGAGCTTCTTCAGCTATCATGGGTGGCATATTTGCAAACGGTGCCATTTGAACTGCACCTTCGTCCATAGTACCAAAATAATCACCTGATGTCCATGTGCCATCAAGTACTTGACCTACTTTAGCGATATAATATGGGCCCCAGTTATCAATAGATGCCGTCAACTGTGCTTTTGGCGCAAACTTAGCTTGATCTGATGCTTGACCAAATCCTACGATACCGGCTTCTTGTGCTGCTTGTAAAGGCGCGGGTGAATCCGTATGCTGTGCTAATACATCACAACCCTGTTGAATCATAGCTACTGCAGCATCTTTTTCTTTACCTGGATCATACCACGTGTATACCCATGTAATAGCAATTTCTACATCAGGATTATACTTCTTTGCACCTAAATAATATGTATTAATTTCACGCATAACTTCTGGAATTGGGAACGAAGCAACATAACAAATCTTATTGGTTTTTGTCATCATACCTGCAATAACGCCTTGAACATGCCTAGCTTGATATAAACGTAATCCGTAGTTAGCAACATTATCGGACATTTTATAACCAGTTGCGTGTTCAAATTTTACATCTGGAAATTTTTCAGCCACGTTCATTACTGGATCCATATAACCGAAAGATGTAGCAAATATAATGTCAGCTCCTTGCATTGCCATCTGTGTTAATACACGTTCAGCATCAGCCCCTTCTGGAACACTTTCAACAAATGTGGTTTCAACACGGTCACCAAATTCGTTTTCTACCTGTTGACGACCGATATCATGTCTATATGTCCAACCATGATCCCCGGTTGGTCCAACATAAATAAATCCGACTTTTACTTTATCTGCCGCAAAGACAGTAGTAGCCATCATGGCTGCAGTAATAAAAACTAAAAATTTTTTCATATTTTTCCCTATTTTTTATCTGATACAAAAGAATACATTTCTTTTGCTTTATTCATTAAATCATCCATAGAATACATTTTATATGCTTCTTGTACTTCTTCGTAGTTTTTCTTGCCTTGTTCGTACATATCATTCATCAGCTGTACATTCATACTATACTGCTGATCCATATAATCTTTTGCTAGTTTAAGCATGTCTGCTCTAATTTCAAATGGGTTCTTATTAGTCATTGACGTAACCCTTCATATCTGTTGCAAGCTTATGAACAGCTTCGTCCATAGCTTTAAGTTGATCTTTATAAAAGTTAAAAGTGTAAGCATTTGCTGCTTTGCTAAAAGTATCCCATCCGGCTACTTTTAAGTCGACCATTTCTTCATAGAAAGTTTTATTATGGTCCATAAATTGTTTGTATGTAAAAATCATTTACATCTCCTATTTTGTGTGTTGTGTGTGACTAAGAGGGCGATCTCCCGCCCTCTGTGCTTATTTATATGGATTACTAATTATCATGTAATTTTTGTATTTCCATCATGCACTTCCGAGACTCCTCGTGAAGCCCCATTCTTGCGAGCTCCGCTGCCGCTCTGGAGTATCCAATCGTCTGCGTAAACCGATCGAATGAAGACCACAAACCCGACAAGGGTGAGAAGACATAGTTTGCTACTAAAGCTGTCATTAGACCCAACCTCTTAGATTGTTATTAGTTCTAGCGTTTTCGATAGTTGATTTACGGCGGGCAACAGTATAAATGTCACCACGTGTAAGACCAATATCTGCTAAATCATAATCCGATAATTTGCCTA